AGAAAATTGAAAACAATTATTTCTGTTCGAATTGTAATTATTGTAGCGTAGAAAGGGTTCGATTACTGTATTGCCCTATTACGCGCTATGTGAATAATTTTCCATTGCTTAAACCTTAACACTATGTGTAAAAATAGGTAAGATTATCTGACGAATGATCTTTGCGATGGATAGCTCACAGAAGAGTTACTTTTAAATTACTGTCCCGTTATATATCTTGGCGATGTATACTCTTGAGGGTTATAGTTTAAATTTGGTGATGTGGATTATGAACCCATAGACTAACCGTGGTCCCGGAATAGACTGAATTATATGAATACTATGTTTGTTCATGATCACATAAAGTAACAGTGTAATTACATGTAAAACTTTATGTAGTGAAAATTCAGCTATACACGAAACGGTAGCCTAACCAAATTTGAATTACCTCTGGAATAAATACTAACCCTACGTTCCCGGAAAAGTGTTAAATTTCATTAAATAAAGGTTGGCGAACCTGCGGTTGAAGATCCGCGAAACTCTCCACCAACTTCATTACAATACTGCGACTTTAACATACACTCAACATGTATAATAATAATAATGCTAATATTATAACGAAGCACGACCAATCTAGTTTGACTCTAGAAGGTGTCCAGGATAAACTGAACCTGGGATTGGTCATTTCACCCTTTACCCATCGAATAGATGCTGATGGTGATATAATGCGAATTGAAACTAATTTTGCTCTTGTTTTTGATGGAACACATTTGTGTATTGATCTTTCTATAATTCGTGGAAGGTCAATCAGTGCTAATAAGTTGGCGCTGTTTTTAATAAGACATCATGTGCATAATTTTAATTTGACTCGGAGGGGCAGGCAACTGTCAGAATTCTCAACCATATATTTGGATGATGTTATCCATGTGAACGGAGGATTTGATAAGTACCTAGCCACATCTTGGTCTAAGATTATGCATTCTATGAATGGCAATATAGATCATCAATCTGAATTTCGGAGAGATGAATGTGTTGCTAATGGTGGACATAAACCTACTGATCATACTTATATCAGACAACAAACTAATCTTAGAGATCAGAATGTTCTTATCAATGATCCTAATAAATTAGGAGCTTTCATTGCGTCCATAAAGAAAGGATTATTTGCATTGGGTACTAAAAACTATGCGAGTAAGGTAACTATGGAAGGAGATAAAGATCATCGATCTAATGTTGTTGATATTTCTATGCCGGTTGAAGAAAAACCAAAAGAACAAAAAGAAATTAAGGTAGAACCTGAAATTTCTACATCTGCGGACTATACTGAATATGTAGGTAAAGAGTATGAGTTCGATTATGTGATTAATGGTGAATATGCACCTGATTACGTTTGGCGGCGAAACAGAATATGGGGTTTAATTCCTCGATTTAGTTTTGTAAAAGTAGCTGATGACCACTTTATTCGTTGCCTTTCTACATTTTTGTTTTATGTATTTTTGTTTGTACATATAATTGCTTGTTTAGGTGGCTTTTCTTTATTTAAGAAAGCTATCGGAGAGATTTTGTTAATGGCCATGCTTAAAAACAAAACTTTAATTAAATATTTTGGTAAATGTCAAGATGATTTTAAAGGATTTTGTTGGTGGTTTTATACTCAACCAATTATAATGTATATAATTTTGCGATTTCTAGACATAATTCTTACTTACGTATGTAATGATGATTATTATGTTTATCAAATTTCGAAATTTGTTCTGATATTCCTCATCCATCAATTTATGCGATCGATGAAGAATGTTGATTTATTCTATTGGCCGCGACTATGTTGGGCTGTTCAACCCTATTATACTCGAAAAATTAAGATATTATCTGTCGACACAAGAAAGAATGATAAACTTCGTGATATGCGTGTCCAAGGTCAGAAAACTTTTGTAAAAATTGAAGATTCACATATGTGTACATTTTCAGATACTTATACAAAAACTTTTCCCTTTGGTTATTACGAAGATGGTGATTTTGTGATTGTTGATAGTTTTATTAAAGAAACTAAGACAGTTGAATCAGTATGTGAATTAGAATTGGTTACACAGATGTTTACAACAAGGAATTGTTGTGCAACTGTAAGTTCCGAAGCTCTGATTGAAAGAATTGCTGGTTCTACTAATCTTGGTCCTCATATAAATAATTTTAGAGCTGATCATTTAGACCATGATATTAATAATAATGCTTATCGTTTGGCGAGTTATATTATATTGGCTCATAGATATCATAATAATAGGAGTATTGACAACCAGCTTTTTTGGCGAGGGGATTCATTGGGTCTAATGAAAACCCGGGAACTTTAAGACCTCTAGCTTTTGCTCGTTCATTTAAGAAGATGAATAAAGGATACTTCTTATATGGATATCGATCAACTGAGGTTAATCTTAAAATTCCTACAATACCTGACTCGACTAGTTATGCACTACACAAAAGCTTTCATACTCGTGATAAAAACTTTAGGCCTCCAATGGCTGCATGTTATGTTAATCCTCTACCTGCTATACCACCCCGACCAGATACTACTGATCCTCTGTCGTCACTTATTGGCATTGCAAAAAGGATGGCATATTTGCCACCTACTCATGATCCAGAACTTCGAAAGAAATTTAAAAGTTTTGTACATCAATGGGTACGTACAAATATGACTCCTATTGCTGCTGATGAAAAATTTGATTTAGAAGAATGGCTCAGTACAACATCATATCCGGAGTGGCGTAAGGAAGAAATTAGAAAAGCAGCACCAAAAGGTCCATATGTACATGGTGAAGTTGATAGAAAAGATAATATTCATGATCCTGATAATGATATGTTTGACATAAAATTATTTACTAAGGAAGAATATTATCCTGAATATAAACATCATCGTGGAATATGGGCTAGATGTGATAAAGCCAAAGCTGTTATGGGACCTTTCTTTCGTCAAATTGAAAAAGTGTTATTTACACTTCCATACTTTATTAAAAAAATACCAAAGAATGAAAGACCACAATATATCAACGAATTTATGAATAGTAATCTTTTACAATTTCAAGGCACAGATTATACATCATTCGAAAGTCATTTTACAACAGAAATGATGGATGATTGTGAATTTGAATTGTATGAATATATGTCATCACTTAATCCAGAAATGCAACAACGATGTCGTTTAGTATTTGAAGTATTAGCAAATGAAAATTTTGCCAAAAACAAATATTTTACGGTTAAGGTTGGTGCAAAAAGAATGAGTGGTGAGATGAATACTTCTTTAGGTAATGGGTTCTCCAATTTAATGTACTTGCTTTTTGCATGTGAACATTATGTTATAGAATATACAGGACCAATTATTGAAGGAGATGATGCATTAATAGGTTTAAGTTTTAGGATACCATCAGACTACTATGTCAAAATGGGACTCAATGTAAAAATGGAGTTCGTTGAAGACATTTCCGAAGGTAGTTTCTGTGGTTTAGTTTACGATCCTATAGAATTATACAATATACGAGATCCTCGTGAACCATTAGCAACATTAAGTTGGGTCACTAGGAAGTATGCTTTTTGTTCAAAAAGTACATACTTTTCGCTTTTAAGATCAAAAGCACTTTCATTAATATATGAATATCCTGGATGTCCTATTTTAAATAAATATGGCAGAAAGATATTTGATTTATTGTCTGCTTATGAGCTCAGATTTGACTATAAGAATGATTATGAATATTATCGATCTTTAGCAGCATTACAAGCTTACAATTGTAATAATTTACCACAAGGAGAACCTGGTCCTAAGACTAGATTACTCATGGAGAAAATGTTTAATGTAACTGTTAGCCAACAAATGCGAATAGAGAAAGAAATTGAGTCAATGACTATAGACAATTTCAACTTACCATCAGTCCTCGAAATTATGCCCGATTGTTGGAAAGAAAATTTTGAAAACTATGCAAAGCATAGTGATTTCCAAGATTTCTCATCACTAAATTATCCTGATTTTCTTGATTATCCAGACCTAAAAATAGATGGGATATTCAAGACTACCAAAACACAATTGAAATTACACAAGCCTTTAACTGCTGTGGAATATTTTAAAAATAAAATTGGTGGAATAGATTTAAAGATATATGGTGATTATATGAGACAATACTTGAAAAGTCAAATTTTATTAAGTCGAAACAGATTAAATTTGGGAGTACTGAGAAGTAATCCTTAATAATTAATTTGAGGGGCTAAGCGAAAAGATAATGCTTTCAAAACAAAATTATCTTCAAGTGAATTCTGTCACTTTCTCAAATCAGAAATTAACAAAACAACAAAAAGAACAAAAATATCAACAGTATGTAAGAAGACATACTATGCAAATGAACCGAGAAAAAGT